AAATACAGCAATCTATAATAACATGATACACGAACGAATTAAAAAACTAAAAAAAGAAGCTCCAGAGGAGATCCCTCTGTTTCTAGAAGCTGCGGGAATCTTCAAGACGATTGACGGTCTGTCAATCACTGGAGACAGGCAGAAGCTGGAACAAATAGAAAAGATTTTGGATTTTCGCCCTGCGACAAAAGATGGTCGCGACTTGAGAGCTGTAATGATCTTGAAGGCAGAAGCCAAATCTCAGGAGGGGATGTTTGGAGATGGGACATTCTTGATCGATTAAAAAATAAATTCCTTTTAACTCGTTGACCGACAGCGAGTTACGGAGGACGGGGGCGCGGAGCGCCGTAACTCCCTACTACTCAATGACTTACAGATATAATTGGATATCGAACGTGGTCGCCCCCGCTAACCGCACCTTTATTTGGGGCTTGTTATTTGATCTGGGTTTATTTAGTTTGTTTTGTGCGATCTGGGCAATTACATTATTTACGTTGTTTGATTAGATCTGGCATTATTTGTTTTTGTTTTTGTTTATTCGGGGCGCTGCATTATTTGGGCGCTCTCTTTCGATCTGGGCTTGCCTATTATTTGCGAAATGTCACCCGACCTGCACTTTTTTTATTATTTTTTAACGTGGCTGGTGCAGTGAGGTAAAAGTTTTAAAAACTTTTTGTATTTACCCCCGTGCAGAAATTGACTTTTTTTATAATTTTTTTTGTTTGGGTTTACCGAAGCCAAGTAAAAAGACCAACCTCACTGTGGCAGCTACGTCAAACAAAAGAGCCGCAAATCCTTTAAAATCAAGGAAAACTATTGTGTGTGGAATTTTTATTATTTTTATTTAATTAAATAGGGCAATCCACATCCAGTATTTGAACACCCATTCCTCCAGTATTCCCTCTATTATTCTCCCTTATATTGTTGTTATGTATTAGTGGTAGTTTATGTTGTAGGTATGGGGGTTAGGCGACGATGGGAGGGGGTTGGTGCAGTAGGTATATGGACGTAAAACTATACTATATGTTGTGGTTTTAGTGTCCGACACTACAATATGTAACAAACAAAAGAGTTTTGTAATTACAAATGAACAATATTATATATCACAGCCCCAAATATCAATCTTCATAATCATACCCAAAGTCCCCATCATTATACAATCCTACATTGTAGACCACGGGCAATCTACTCATCTGGAACATGAAGTTATCTTTGATTATGGTGTATCCCTTGACCTTGTGCTTGGTGGCTTTGATCGCTGATCGAAGGGAGCCGCCATGTTGGAACATGTATGGGAGGGCATGTTTGTAGAGTAGGAATTTATAAAAATAAAAAATACTACTGAAATTAATGCGCCCATTAAACACATCATCATATGATCTAGCCCCAAATATATTATGAGCCAAGTTCTTATCTTCTTCTACCTCCTCTGGTTTACCAATCATTCCAATTGACAGACCTGTTCCCCATTGTGATACTACATACCTCATGCTAACTCCTTCAATATGTTTGTTCCCTTGACTGTGATCTTACGCTTACCATCGATCTCCATGAATCCACTTCGAAGGAGGTTGTTCTCTGCCTCAAGCTGGATGGCAGAGCGGGACATCCCAGTAACAGCCGATAGCATCTGGAGAGAGCTAGGGCCGTTGGATTTGAGAATGTCAAGGATCTGGACCTCAAGGTTAGTTAAACCCTGTGGTTTGATCCCCAAGATTTGTTTTATTTTAAGCCAAGCTTTTGCATCCACCCTTGGATTGTTGTTGATCTCGCAGAATGCTTTGATCTCCAAAGCTCTTTTGATTGCGCTACGAGCGTTACCACGAACGGTGTCAGCGATCTGATCAAGGACAACCTTATCGAACTGAACCCAATCAATTTTCTTCTGAATGATGTGAGCAAGCTCCTTAGAAACATAAGGTTTAAAATCTACAATGGTCATACGATCCTTCAATGGATCGAAGATTTTGTGGAGTTCTGTAGTAGCAAACAAGAAATTCTGCTTTTCAAAGTCGAATGTGGCGAAACCTTCTCCAATGGAAACTTGCTTACTCTTACTCCCCTCAGTGTTGAACACCGTCAAGAATACCTCAACCAAATCTTTAGGGAGAGCGTGACACTCATCCAAAAGGACAGTGATCTCCTCTCCAGCGATAGCTGGCATGAAGACCTGTTCAAAAAACTGTTGAGCATTGCGGATTGTCCCGCAGTTAATCTCAAGAAGTTTTCTTTTGATTCCCTTGGCGAACTCCTTAGCGAACTCAGTCTTACCCAAACCTTTAGCTCCGTTGAGCATGATGGGTGGAATGATAGAGCCAGCTTTGTGAGCTTTAGCATAGAAATCAAGGCGACCCTTGACTTCACTCTGACCTACAAGTCTTTCAAACATAGCTTAGTGGATTTGGAATTGGATAGTCTCTGTAGCTTCAAGCTCATCGGTAACTGAAGAGATAGTCAAGGATGGAGCAGATGACTCTTGGATCTCAATACCAATCGAATCAAGCCACTTTTTACTGACTGATACGTTGGCGTTGGGGCCAAGACTATTATTAAGATCAGCGAGTTTGATGCTGATGAAACTGGTTGAACCCTTGGGGCGACCACGACCTCGTTTTGTTGTATTACTCATAACTGGACGTAGGTTAAGCTCGGATCTTGAGGGAGTCAACTTTTTTTTTGATTAAAAATGAATTATTTTCGAGACCAGAGTTTTAAGCAAGGATCTACAAACAAATAACCCGCCCCCTCAAAACAAAAAACGGGGACGGGCTATGCACCAACAAATGAATATTTAATATTTTTTATTCCCCAGTCTCAAACGAATGAATCTGTCTCTCCTCCATAAGCATTGCCTTTGCTAAAATTGCATAATTAACAATATCATCGCAAGCATCTTCGACACTCTCATTTGAGACCTTCAACTGCTTGTCATTTGTGAAAGACCTAATCCTTTGAATCTTATCAATGACTCTAAGCAGTAAGCCTTGCACTGGATCAATACCCAGAACGGATGCAGCGTTAAAATTAGCGAAAGGATCGGTGGCTTTTTCTCCACCAGTATAATCGTTATTTTTTTGCTTCATGATCTCCCTGCAATTTTCACAGGTGTCTTTATGTAGTTTTAATAGTCCTTCAGTTGTCATAATTATTTTCTTGAGATTTTATTCTTTCTATATGTCTGTCCCACATGGCATCAGAAGAATTTTCGTTTTCATATTGTTTTATTAGCTGTTCTGCCTTCTCGATTCTGCTCTGAGCCAACTTAGATCGAGCCTCCCAATACACTTGAAATGGAAACTTAAACCAACAAACTAATCCGACGATTAGCCCCAGTGGAACGCCGATTACAATAGCCCCCAAAAAAATAATAAGTTCTTGTATTTTATATATCATAATTAATATCACTTTTTAATTCACTTATAGGCATGTTATACATGTTTGCATGGACTCTAAAACCATTTGATATATCTATCTGCCCCTTACGCATATACTTAGCCTTCTTAAAGTATTCGTCTTGATTCATGTAACCACATAACCAAATTGATTTAACTTTGTGGTAAGTGGTGTTTCTACCTTTCCCCTCTTTCTTATCGAAGGTGATCGAAATAAAAGCGTAAACATCTGTTTTTTGATGCTTGCTGGTTGCAGCGATAGAGACTTCGTAATGACCTTCAACGTCTCTCGTTCTCCTCTTGGTTTTAACCTCAATCTTTTTTCCGCTCTTTAATAAATCATAATTGTATTTCTCGTTCCCCTCATCGCAAGAAACATTATCTGCTTTTAGGTGTCTGGCTAGAGCTATTTCGCCAAGGTAACCAGCTAAATTCCCACCTCCAGATGTGATTGAATTCTTGATGGAGCCTAAAGCTTTAGATTTTTTTATTGCTTCCCTCGACATCCAAGGAAAATATTTTAGTTTTTTAGGAATCATAGAAATTAATTAGTTTTTTTAAAAAAAAGCTGTAAAATTGTAGTCCATATTTGGAAATATCACAGTCGATCTGGGGGAATTGTTTTGAATTTCCCTTTGGATTTTAATCTCCTAGATGCCATAGAAATTTCTGTCAAAGAAAATTTTTTACCGTGATAAATTGTAGGGCTAAAATGCTTATATTTTTTTATCAAACGCGAAACTTCTTTTGTTGTCAAAGAAAACCACTCATTATGAAGATGTCTTTTGATACATAAATGGTGCAAATACCTTTCTTTAAGTTTGCTACCTCTCATTTTACCATCTAATTTTAAACGTTGAGGACTACATGCTTGGAGAGCTTTGATTCTTTTATCTAAACTCCTGTTGCTTTTACTAAAGCCAATTTTTACTTTGTCTGAGTTTCCTGCTCGTAAAATATAAATCATAGACGATCTGGGTCTTCTTCAATAGTCTCCAGCAATCTCTCCACCTTTTTCCTGCTATCGTCTTCGTATACAGCTAATTCAGCAAACTTGTGGTCTGTTCCGAATACCTCTTTCATTTTCTTTGACATCTTGGGGTCCACATCAAACACTTCTTGAGTGTCTGGTTTATGCCGAAACAAACCGAACAGTAATTTAATTAGTTTTTTCATGTTAAAGCTCTTTTATGCGATCAATAACCATTTGGTAGGTAGCGGCAGAAGTATCATTCTTTCTGTTGGGGGCAATCATCTCATGCGTCAGAATATTGTCAATACCTAAATCAAATTTATCCATGAGGTATTTGCATTTCTTGGCAGCGGAATCAATCTCAACCGCACTTGGCGTACGTTTGTTAGTGTCTCCATAAAAAGAAATACCAACGCTATGACCATTTAGACCGCTTACACCTTTCCAAGAAGATCTCCCAGCGTGCCAAGCTCTCTTTTTATCATAGACAAATTGTGTACGAGACCCATCAGCAGCAATAAGATAGTGGTAACTAACCTTGGATGCGGCATTTAAAATCCACGAACGAGTCCCATCATGACTTCCACTGCTATGATGCAGAATAACATACTTAGGTTTAATCGGCCCAGACTGGTTTGGGGACGCTTTGTAAACTTCAGGGTAATCATCTTTAAGTTCTTGAGCTTCAGGCTCTGGCTTTTCTGGCTCACCTTTATCATCATGAATCAGATTCTCCCAAATCATTTTCCATGTAGCAGGGCCATCAATTCCGTCAGCTTTAAGGCCAAGTTTTTTTTGAACTTGTTTAACAATATCAATTTTTCCTTTAAACTTCATACATTTAAAAAAATATTATTTTAATTTTATTCGGCGCTAG